CCCCCGTAAACGCGAAAGCGCCGGAAAACAGAAAAAGCCCCCTCGACAGGACGGTAAAATCCTGCGAGGGGGCTTTCATTGTGCGGGTGGTATTCAGATGGCGGGGCTGTCGACGCTGCCTCCGTCTTCCTCGTCGGTGCGGAAGTTCTTCGCCTTGGCCGCCTCGAAGGTGATCCCGCCGCGCTTGTGGTCGGACTTCGCAAGTGAGAGGTAGCCGTTTGCACCGGCAATGATGATTGCCTCGCCAACGCCGGTGGCCGCGGTCAGCCATGCAGCGGCGGCGGTGTAGCCGCTCTTGATGCACAGATACATGAGGAACAGGCATTCCTGGACGATCAGCAGACCGGCCAGCATCGCCAGCAGGCACACGACCTTGCTCCATTCGACCTTGCGCTTCTTCGCGGCTCTGCGCTTGCGCCTTGCCATCAGCTCAGCCCAAACTTCTGGGCGAAGCGGTAGAGGACGGTCACCAGCTGCTCGCGGGTCATCATGTCCTCCCACATTCCATTGAACTCATCGGAGTTGCCGCCGCGAATGATGCCGTTATCCACAGCCCATTTGCGCGCTTCCTCCGAGTAGGCGGAAGCATCGTTGTCCTGAAGCTCCTTGCGCATCTCACGCCAAAGCTCCTTGAATTTGTTGATATCCATATCGTCATCCTCCTCGTCCGTGCCTGTGGAAAGCTGGGCTGTCACCTTTTCGGCGAGGTCGCCCATGCGGGCGTACATCCAGTTCCCGGGGCAGCTTTTGTTGGCAAACCAGCGGTGTACGGTCAGCACCATCTCGTCCGGTGCAGGGGTGTAGGCAAGCGTCTTGTCCTTATCCTCCAGCCAGAGCAGCTTGGTCTTGCCGTTGCGCTTGCAGATGTCGACGCAAAGCGTAATGAGGGACTGATAGACCACATCGCGGAATGCGTACGGCTCTGCACCATCGGACGCACATTCAATAGTCACCGCCCGCTGGTCGTTTGCGTTGCTGGAGGAACACCAGGATCGGTTTTTCTCCTCGACATACATACCGACGCGGCCGTCTGCGCCGATTCCGTAATTGCAGCTCGCCTCTCTGGAGGCGGGGAGGAAGATATCTCCCAACCGCTCCACGCTGCACTGGCCCACTACGCAGTGCGGCGTGATGCGGTCGATCTTACGGGTCCTCTGCCCGGAGTGATTCGGGCTGAGCTTTGTGTAGCTGACAAGAGGGCTATTGCTCATAGGTCATTCCTCCTCGGGGGCGGTATGGTCTTCCTTGCCCTCACCGGAAGGCAGCGCAGTAGGCGCCGCGTCCGCCCCGGGTGTCGCGGTACTCAGGAGCAAATTGATAAGCGGACTAAAACTGTGTTCAAGCGAAAAATTAGAAATATTTTCACTGGGATGGGCTTCACATATGTCCCTACCAATGATCACGAAATGGTTATTGGGTTGCGAAAAGTAGAAATTGATGCCCTGTTTATCTTTGAAAATATCTGGCTTTTATGTGAGGACACCATTAAATCGGCTAATATCAAAGAACATATTAGAACCAAAAACGAGGCATTTGGCGAAATTAAGAAAAATTTATCTTCATTTCAAGATAAATTGATCGAGCTTTTTCCGGATAAAGCTGAACTATTAAATCGGTATGATGTAGGACGTATTAAAGTATATGGATTATACGTTTCGAAAGAAGAGGTTTCTCTTTCGGAGGACGAAGATAAGCTGTTTTCAAATTTAATTTTCATCCAACCAAAGACTTTAAATTACTTTCAATGGATTTCGCAATGTATCAAGCTTTCGGCAAGGAATGAGATATTCCGATTCTTAAATATTAAAAATTCGGATATCGGTAACATTTCAAGTTCAAATGCAGACACAAAAATCACCGCGCCAATTATTTATCCCAGATCTTTTACTGGACTTAAAAATGGCGTTCGCATTGTCTCTTTCATGATGTCTGCCGAGGATTTGTTAAACACTTGCTATGTCCTGCGAAAAGACAACTGGTCAGAGTCTATTTGGCTGTATCAACGGTTAATAGAAAAAGGAAAGATAAAGAATATCCGGAATTTTTTAGCGTCAAAGGGTGCGGCATTTTACAATAATATTATTGTTGCATTACCAGATACTGTAGCATTTTGTGATGAAGCACATCAATATAAAACGATAGATGAAATTGGTGCGTTGGAAGGGAACTGTCAGCTTGTTTTACCGAAAGAAATGAACAGCATTTGTGTAATTGACGGGCAACATAGAATATTTGCGCATTACGAAAGTGGCATCCCATCTAAACAAGAAAGAACCATTGCAGAGCTCAGAAAACAACTGCATTTACTTGTTACTGGGTTAATATTTCCAAAGGATATGCCACCGGAAGAACGGGCAAGAATTCAAAGCGAGATTTTCTTGGACATTAATTCGAATGCAAAGCTTGTTCCCCAAAATGTATTACTGCAAATTAAACGCATCAATAATCCTATTGCAGATGAGAGCATAGCACAGTTTGTGGTTGAACAGCTTAACAAGCAAGGTATGTTTCAGAACCTCTTGCAACTCTCTACGCTCGACAATGGGAAAATCAAAACGGCATCTATTGTGAAGTTTGCGCTCAGATATTTAGTTACTGTAACTCCCGCCGAAGGCAAACAAAGTTTGTTTAATTACTGGGATGGTGATAAGAATGCTCTTTTAGCTATGGATGGAAACGCCATTGAAGAGTATGTAAAATTTTGTGTATCGACTCTCCGAAACTATTTTGGAGCTATCAAGAAAAATCTGCGCAGACAATGGGATGATACAGATTCAAAGCTTCTATCTGTTATTTCTATCAATGGATTTATCATTGCATTGACGCGGCAGTTAAGCGTCAATGGGGTAAATGATTTTGCTTTTTATGATCGCATTTTTAATGGATGGACGATTGATTTTTCAAAGGATGGCTTCAAATATACATCTAGCCAATATCGGAAATTCTCAACTCAAATTCTGCGTGAAGTCTTTCAAATATCAGATGAAATAATTGCTACCATATAGGATGATTCCCCCTACCAGATCAATCACAAATTGATCACGATAGGGGGAATTAGTCTATCCTGAACACATGGCTAATTTGAACTGGGGTCACAAGGATATTTGTTTCTGTCAATATCCTATTGATAAATAGAGGAAAAACGTCTTCTGCACAGTACATTTGGCTCTCTTCTTGAATTGTTTCGCATATTCTATCGACGAATTTATATTGTTCGTCGGATATCTGTGCCTCAAAATAAAATTTTAATCCACGGATTGTAACAGAATATAATTTCATACTTTATTACACTTCCCAAGAAACTTAAAGTGGTTTTAGATTTTAATGAAGTTCAGAGCTATTATATGCAAGAAGATAAACTTATATTATACAATAAAACACGTCTCTTCAAAATCCGGGTTGACATCTGCTCGGATTTTGATTATACTATACTTAACCCGAATTGGAGGTTGAACAGCATGAAACAACTGGGTATGCGCCTTCGCGCATTGCGGGAAGGCATTGGTTTATCCCAATCAAAATTTGCCGACGTGATCGGTTCTACGCAGTCCAGCATCAACCGCTATGAAAACGGTCAGGCAACGCCGACAGTTGAGCTTCTGCGCAAGTATGCGGACTATTTTGACGTTTCAATGGACTATATTTTTGCCCGCTGCGATGATCCGCACGGCAAGTTGTATGAAGCGAAACCTCCGGTTGACGCGAACAATCCTGAACTGAGGAAATTTGTTGAGATGTGCTTCGATCCAGAATCACCGATGAACGAAAAGCTGAAAGAGGCAATGCTGAAAATGCTTGGGGAGGCGAAGATATGAGCAATGAATTAACCCATAATCCGGGACAGTTCGATGAAGTCATCCATATCATCGACAACGCCCGCAGCCGCGCCATGAAAGCAGTCAATGCAGAGCTTATTCAGATGTACTGGGAAATCGGCTCTTATGTCAGCGGTAGAGTGAAAGATGGCGGCTGGGGAAAAAGCGTGGTTGCAGATTTTTCCGAATTTCTGCAAGCGCATTATCCGGGAACAAAGGGATTTTCTGCGCAGAACATCTGGCGTATGAAGCAGTTTTATGAGACTTATTGTGACAACGAAAAACTCTCACCACTGGTGAGAGAAATTCCATGGACAAGCAATCTGCTGATTATGACTGGCTGCAAGACCGACGAAGCGCGTGAGTTTTACCTTCGCCTATGCATTGCAAACCGTTACACGAAACGTGAATTGGATCGTCAGATCGGCAGTATGCTGTATGAGCGGACGATGATCTCTCACGAAAAGCACAAGGACCTGCTTGCTGGGAACGGCGGACTTGCGGCTTTGCGTGATTCCTATGTGTTTGAATTTCTTGACCTTGAAGAACCGTACAAGGAAAAGGATTTGCGGCGTCAGATTGTCTTGCATCTGAAGGATTTCATTTTAGAGTTTGGACATGATTTCACTTTTGTTGGCGAAGAATACCGCGTTCAAGTTGGCAACACGGATTTCTTCATTGATCTGCTGTTCTATAACCGTGCATTGTCTTGCCTTGTTGCAATCGAATTGAAAATTGATACCTTTCGACCTGAACATCTAGGACAGCTCAATTTTTATTTGGAAGCACTTGACCGTGATGTAAAGAAGCCAAATGAAAATCCGAGCGTTGGCTTAGTCCTCTGCACCGGTAAGGATGATACTGTAGTCGAATATGCGCTCAGCAGGTCCATGTCTCCGACAATGGTCGCAGATTACACATTGCATCTGCCTGATAAAGCCATCCTGCAAAGTAAGCTGCGTGAACTGACAGAGCTTGCGTTGGAAAGTGGCGAAGGCAACGAGGGTGATGAAGAATGAACGCTGTTATCTACGCCCGCTATTCCTCAGACAGCCAGCGCGAAGAATCCATTGAAGGTCAGCTCCGTGAGTGCCGGGAATATGCTGAACGCAACAATATGACCATCGTTGGAACGTATATTGACCGGGCATTATCTGCAAAAACAGCAGATCGACCGGAGTTCCAGCACATGATCAAGGACAGCGCAAAAGAGTTGTTCGAGATTGTGCTTGTATGGAAGCTCGACCGTTTTTCCCGCGACCGTTACGACAGCGCTCACTACAAGCACATTCTGAAAAAGAATGGCGTAAAGGTTATTTCTGCGAAAGAGCATATCTCCGAAGGCCCGGAGGGTATTATTCTGGAAGCAATGCTGGAGGGCTATGCTGAGTTCTATTCTGCTGAGTTATCAGAAAAGATCCATCGTGGGCAGAAAGAGAATGCATTGAAAGGAAAAAACAACGGCGGTGGCGTTCCGCTCGGCTATCTGTTGGACAAGAAAGCACAGAAGCTTGTGATCGATCCCGTGACTGCACCATTAGTGGTTGAGATATTTGAAAAGTATGCTGATGGCAAATCGGTTCGTTCCATTGTTGAGGATTTCAATGCCCGCGGACTTAAAACGAAAAGGGGACAGCCCTTCAATATCAATAGTTTCAGCTCTCTACTGAAAAACCGCAAATACATTGGCGAG